AAGAACAGCCACAGGTCTACACCGTCAAGGTTGACGGTAAAGAGATTGAGGTGACGCTGGACGAGCTTCAGAAGGGTTATTCAAGGACTCAGGACTACACACGAAAGACGCAACAGATCGCTGAAAGCCGCAAAGCGGTTGAAGCTGAAGCTGCTGCGATTCGTGCCGAGCGTGAACAGTACGCTCAATTGTTGGGAGCATTGCAACAGCAGCTTGAGTCTGCTGCCGAGCCACAAGTCGATTTGGAGCGTCTTTATAACGAAGACCCTATCGAGTGGGTTCGTCAGCGAGAGTTGTTGCGTGACAAGCAAGAAAAACTCGCAGCCATTCAGTCTGAACAGCAGCGGCTTTCTCAATTGACACAGCAACAACGCATGGAAGAGATGAAAGCCAAACTTGCTCAAGAGCAAGAGGCATTAGTCGCTGCGATACCTGAATGGAAAGATTCCAAGAAGGCTAAAGCAGAAAAAGCCATGTTGATTGAGTTCGGTCAAAAGGTCGGTTACTCAGAAGAAGAACTCAAGAATGTGTTTGACCATCGTGCCGTTTTGACTCTGCGTAAAGCAGCGTTGTACGACCAGATGATGTCCAAGCGTGGACAGATCAAACCAGTTGTGAACAATGGTCCTCGACCAGCCAAGCCTAGTGCAGCAGGTCGTGTCTCTCCAACAAGTGAAGCTACCCGCGCAAAACAGCGTCTTGCAAAAACTGGTCGCGTTGATGACGCGGCTTCCGCAATTGCACTTCTTTTGAAATGAGGCACTTAAATGGCTATCGTAACTAACACCTTTACCACCTTTGATGCCAAAGGCATCCGTGAAGACCTGTCAAATGTCATCACAAACATCGCTCCTGAAGAAACCCCCTTCATGAGCAACATCGGTCGTGAGACTGTCAGCAACTCTTTGTATGAGTGGCAGACTGACACATTGGCTGCTGCCGCTGCTAACAAGCAGTTGGAAGGAGATGATGTGACTTCGTTTGACGCTGTGACTGCAACTGTGCGTATGCAAAACTACGCTCAGATCAGCCGCAAGACCATCGTTTTGTCTGCTACTGAAGAAGTGGTTAACAAAGCTGGTCGCCGTAGCGAATTGTCTTACCAAATCGCAAAGCGTGGCGCTGAGTTGAAGCGTGACCAAGAATTCACCATGTTGAATGGTGCTGTGGCTGCTGCTGGTAACACCACTACTGCTCGTGGTACTGCCTCGTTGGGTGCATTCGTTAAGACTAACTACGATATGCAAACCAACGGTGCTAACCCCGACTACACCACTTTGCCTAACTCTGCTCGTACAGACGGTAATGTGCGTACCTTCACCGAAACCATCTTGAAGAATGTTATTCAAAAGGTGTGGTCTGCTGGTGGTACACCAAAAATCTTGATGACAGGTCCTGTCAACAAGCAGCGCGTTTCTGGTTTCTCTGGCATCGCTTCTTCACGCTTCAACATTGATGGTGGCGCAAAGCCAGCAACATTGGTCGGCGCTGTTGACATCTACGTTTCAGACTTCGGCAATGTGCAGGTCATCGCTAACCGCTTCCAGCGTGAGCGTGACGCTTGGGTGATCGACCCTGACTACGCCAAGTTGATGACTTTGCGTCCTTACCAACAAGTTGAGTTGGCTAAGACTGGTGACGCTGAGAAGCGTATGTTGATCGTTGAATGGGGTCTGAAAGTGACCGCTGAAAACGCTCACGGCATTGCCGCTGACTTGATTACTTCTTAATCAAACCAAGGAGAGGGGAGAGAGAAATCTCTCCCCTTTTTTACATGAACGAAAAGAAACTATTTGATAAAGATGATGTCACAGGCATCACAAAAGTCTGGCACTACGATGCCGAAAAAGATGAAGCAACGATTGAGACGCTGCAAGATGTAGCACCAATCATTGAGATGAATAAGATTGACCAGACACAGTCTGGCAATACAGGTTGGAAGGGTGAATGGCATCATGTTGCTCGCATCCCGCTTTCAATCTATTACAAGCTGAAGGCTGAAGGCAAGCTGGATGATGAAGCCTACATGAAACGCTGGTTAAACGATTCCGAAAATCGTTTCTTTCGCGTGAAAGAGGGCAATGTATGACAGAGCAAGAAGTCAACTACATTGCGGTCTGTACGCCAGCGCGTGACATGGTTCACGCTAACTACACCTTTTGCCTCGTCAACATGGTCGCGTATCACACGATCAACACACCTGACGCTGTTGCCTTGAAGATCAATCAGGGAACATTGATTCAGAACCAGCGTGCTGACTTGTGCCTTGAAGCAATGCGTGAGAACTGCACTCATGTGCTGTTTGTCGATTCAGACATGACATTCCCGCAGGACATGATTGGTCGTTTGTTGGCTCACAACGAGTACATCGTGGCAACCAATTGTGCGCGTAGGCGTATGCCGACAGGTCCAACTGCTAGGGGCATGAACTCAGAGCTGGTCTACTCGATGCCTGAGTCAACTGGCTTGGAAGAAGTGCAGTCTATTGGCATGGGTGTCATGCTGATCTCACGCAAGGTGTTTGAGTCCTTGAGCGAACCTTGGTTTGAGACACCTTGGCGCACCGATAAGCGTGGCTATATTGGTGAGGATGTTTTCTTCTGTCGCAAAGCGCGTGCTGCTGGCTTTAAAATCTACATAGACCATGACCTCTCGAAAGAGATCGGTCATATTGGCACTTTTGAATTCAAGCACGATCACACTTGGGTGATGCGTGACTTGGAGAAAGCTAAAGAGGCAAGTTGATGGCACTCAGCACATATTCGGAATTAAAGACATCGGTAGCAGATTGGCTGAATCGGTCAGACCTGACTTCTGCTGTGCCTGACTTTATTTCATTGGCTGAAGCGCAGGTCGAGCGCCGACTGCGTACCCGTCAGATGATTGTCAGGGCTACCGCAACCATTGATTCTCAATATAGTGCTGTTCCAGCAGACTTCCTTGAGGCTCGTTCTCTGAAGTTGCAGACCAATCCAATCACGCCAGTTGGCTTTGAGACGATTGACTCTCTGGACAATTTAAGCACTCGCTACACATCTTCTGGCAAGCCTCAGTTCTTTTCGATTGTTGGTGGTCAGATCAGGACTGTGCCGATTGCTGATTCTTCTTACACGGCAGAACTGGTTTACTACGCGAAACTGAGTAAGTTGTCTGACAGCAACACGACCAACTGGCTTTTGACCGCTGCTCCTGACATCTATCTTTATGGTGCTTTGATGCAAGCTGCTCCATATCTCAAGGATGATGCGAGAATTGGTACATGGTCGCAAATGTATTTGACAGCGTTGCAAGACCTGCAAACTGCTGATGATCGTGGCTCTACTTCAGGCGGGGCTTTGGTTGCGAGAGCGAGAACTTTAGGATAAAGGAAAGATATGTCATCTTTTAGCGATTACACCGAGAACCTACTGCTGAATTGGTTGCTCACAACCAACTCGGCAACCCGTCCAACAGCTTGGTATGTTGGTCTGTTTACGGCTGCACCATCTGACACAGGTGGCGGTACTGAGGTAACTGGCAATGGTTACGCTCGTGTGGCTACTGGCACGATCAGTATTTCAGGCACATCAACCACAGCAACCAATGCTGCTGCAATCGAGTTTGCTGCTGCCTCTGGTGGTAACTGGGGAACGATTACTCATGCAGCGATCTTTGATGCTTCCACTTCAGGCAATATGCTGGCTTGGGCTGCTTTGACTACATCACGCACCATCAATGATGGCGATGTGTTCCGCATTCCTGCTGGCAGCTTGACAGTCACCCTGACCTAATCATGGCGGCATACGGCTCTGGCTATTATGGCGGGGGCAAGTACTCCTACGGGGTAAGCCTTGGGGCTTTTGCCGTATCTTCTGCCAGCACCGTAGCCATCAATGCAAAGCGCGTCTGCATAGGCGCGTTTGCCGTTTCTAGCGCCAGCACAGTTGCTGTTGTAGCCAATGTTGTCAAGTCTGGCGCTTTCTCTGTTTCATCTAGCAGTTCTGTTGCTATCGCTGGTCAGCGTTTGGCTAATGGTGCTGCTGCTATCTCATCATCTAGTTCTGTCTCTATCGCTGGTCTGCGCTATGCGATAGGTGCAGCAGCAATCAGCGACACAAGCACAGTTGCTGTCAATGGCGTGCGTTATTCCATTGGCGCTTTTGCTTCTACTGATGCAAGCACAGTAGTTATCAATGGCATTCGCGTTGCATTGGCAGAGATGTCAATCCTTGACGCAATGACGATGGTTGTTGGTTCGCAGGTAATTGTGAATCAGGCTGTCACGATTGAGGCATCAAGCGAAGTTGTCATTGATGGCGCTAGGATTCAAACTGGTTCATTTGCATTTGTTGACTCTTCAACTGTTGTCATCAACGGTGTCAAAAAATGGGAAAATGAGAGCGATACACCTGAGACATGGACTGCACAGCAAGACACATCTGAGGATTGGACAGCGATAGGTGATTCAAGCGTTACATGGACTGACGAGTCAGACACTCCTGAAACTTGGACACCGATCTCTGCAAATAGTAAATCATGGCAGATCGCCGCAACGAGGTAAAAAATGGCAGATTCCACAACTTCCAACTTATCATTAACCAAACCAGAGGTCGGTGCGTCAACTGACACATGGGGTACAAAACTCAATACCAACCTTGATACGCTTGACGGTATCTTTAAGGCTGATGGAACAGGCACATCTGTTGGTCTTAATGTTGGCTCTGGTAAGAAGCTAATTACTGCTGCTGATGCAACTATTGCTGGTTTAACAGTCGGCAAAGGCGCTGGCGCAGTATCTACAAACACCGCTGTTGGTGCTAGTGCTTTGGCAGCTAATACGACAGGCGGGCCAAACACAGCTATTGGTTATCAAGCCATGATTACCAACCAAAACGGCAGCTATGTGACTGCTGTTGGTCGTTACGCTGGCTACACATACAACGGCACTGGTGAACTTTCTGGGTCTGTTTTCGTTGGCGATTACGCTGGTAAAAACACAAGTACAGGCCGAGATAATGCTTTTGTTGGTGGCAATGCTGGTTCGGGTAACACAACTGGTTCGTTTAGTTCTGGCTTTGGTCAAAACGCAATGTCTAGCAACACCACTGGTGCATACAATACAGCTATTGGCGCTCAATCGCTCCAAGCTAACACCACAGCAAGCAACAACACAGCCGTGGGTTATCAGGCGGGATATACGAATAGCACAGGTCAATATAATGTATTTGTTGGATATAGGTCAGGATATGCTCAAACAACGGGAGGTTCAAACACTTTAGTAGGTTATCAAGCTGGCTCTGCTGTAACTACTGGCGCAGGCAACTCGTTCTTTGGTATTGGTGCTGGCGGGGCAATTACAACTGGCAACAATAATACTGTCATTGGTAACTACTCAGGCAACCAAGGCGGCTTAGACATTCGCACATCAAGCAACTACATCGTGCTGTCTGATGGGGATGGTAATCCAAAAGCCATTTGGACAAATTCTGGCGGCGGCGCTCTGTGGACGGGCGGCGCGGTAACAGCCGCTACTACCAACAGCCATCAATTTAGAGCAACTGCCGCATCTGATTATGCAACGGGTATTTATTGCGATTTTGCATCTGGAAGCCAATGCTACGGACTCCGAATCAAATATACCGCTACAACTCCGAACAGCGCAGGGCAAGAATTTTTCTATTGTGATGATGCAACTGCTGCACGCTTTATTTTTCGCTCAAACGGTGGTATTGCAAATTACAGTGCCAACAACGTCAACTTGTCTGACCGTAGAGAGAAAACTAATTTTGCGCCAGCGGGTGACTACCTTGCCAAGATTTGCGCCATCCCTGTGCAGACATTCAACTACATCGACCAGAACTTGGAAGAAGATGATGGCCTTACCCTCGGCGTTGTCGCGCAAGACGTGCAAGCTGTTGCCCCTGAATTAGTCAGCGAATCAAACTGGGGTACAAAGGAAGATCCAAAGATGCGGTTGGCAATTTACCAAACAGACTTGCAATACGCTTTGATGAAAGCCCTGCAAGAACTCAAAGCAGAATTTGACGCATACAAGGAAGCACACCCATGAACGACTTAACACCCGAAGAACAAATCGCTAAAGCATACACCGCTTGCATGGACAGCGTGAACCTCATCAATGGTCAAAAGCCAGAGAAGATGACAGATGAGGAATGGACTGCAACTGTTGAGCGCAACAAAGAGCACCTGCGTATCATGCTTGCCAAGGGTTTCTGGACAACAGAAGACCTTAGTGCAATTCAAGCTGCGAGTGTGTGATGACAGAGCATTCAACAGAGACAGTAACGGCGGTTGCTACTAAGGTAGCGCCACCAGTAACTATTTCACTTGCAACGGTTGCTGGTTATCAGGTCAGCGAACTGGTGTTGTGGGCTACTCTGATCTACACCGTAATAATGATTGGTCATAAGGTGTATCAGATTTACAAAGAAGTAAAGCATCCGTGATGTGGACCCTATCTCTGCAATGCTTATGCTGTCAAGCGCAATCAAGGGCATACGCTCTTGTTGCGAAATGTTGT